TTGAAAGAATGGGCTTTTGACATAGTTGACAATGGATTTATGGATCCGAAGCGCAGAGATAGTGATGATCATTGGCTTGGTCACGGAATATATTTTTATCCTTGCTATGAAGAAGCCAAACGATGGGCAATAAGTAAAAGTAAAAAGTATAAAACAAATTATGACGTTGTTGTGGCTGACATGAATAAAGAGAAGTTATACAATCTTGAAGATTCAGCACATCTGAGAAAGTTTAAAAAGTTTGCCCTTGATTTGGACAAAATGATAAAAAGCGATGGAATATGTCTAGATTTTACAAAAGGATTGAATAGAAATTCAAAAGACTTTAGTATTCAAGTTACCAAAAGAAAGAGATGTTTTACATTTGATTCTTTCGCAAATCAATTTCAAATTGCAGGTATTATGTGTTCGTTTTGTATGGATATGCAATTTTCGTCTAGTCACAAAACTAATTTTCTTTTAATGTCTGGCATAGAAACTCAAATATGTGTGTATGATAAGAGTATAATTGAAAACTTACGTCTTGCTGCAGATTTTAGTATGGAGGGTTATATATGATAAGTAAAGAAATGATAAAATCTATTGCCGAACTTAATGGTATTGGTTACTCTGAAGTATGCAAAGGTCGAGGTGGTTGTGTAATTGATAAGAGCGGTTGCATCAAGAATGATGTTTTGTTTCTAACCGCTATGGAATTATTTGACGAATACTATTTAGTAGACGATTCAACTGAATTATTGGCTTCATAGATTATAGGAGGATTATATGGAACTTTCGCAGAAACAGCACAGTATCTTAAAATCATTAAGTATTAAATTTACACAAGTTGAATATGTAAATCCAAATGAGTGCCCTATTGATGAGTTGAATTTCAACTTAAAAAAAGAAGTTGAAACATCTGATGAATCAGTTTTTTGCACTAAATTAAAACTAACAGTTACGTCAATGAACGATTCTGATTTTCATATAATTATTGAACTTTGTGGAAATTTCAGCTTGGAATGCAGTAATGATTTGTTAAGAGAATCAATAATGAATAAAAATACCGTGTCTATTTTATTCCCTTATTTGAGGAGTGAACTCACATTGATAACTTCACAACCAGGAATAGAACCAATAGTAATGCCACCAATGAATATTAATGCAATGTTCGATGGTCAATAGTATAACGATAAGAACAGCCGCCTCAGACCCATAAAAGTCCGAGACGGCTGTCTTGCTACCTACTTGATCTTGATTTTCTGCCCCACATAAATGAGATTAGCGTTCTTGATACCATTGTTCTTGACAAGCTTCGCAACAGTAGTCTTGTAGCGCCGTGCGATGCCTGAGAGCGTATCACCACGTTTCACCGTATAAGTCACTGTCTTTTTTGCTGTGCTTGCAGACGGCTTTGTGGTCGAGCTGGTGGTCTTCTTGAAGCCGTTCAGCCCTGCCGCCTTTATCTTCGCAGGATAGTCCACATAGCAGATATCCATGTCAACATTGCCGCTGATACCGCTGACTCTGCCTGTAGAACTGTACTGCCACATACCATATGTTCCGCCGTAGTTGCAGCGTGAGCCGTACTCAGCGACCCACAGAGCGTATCTCTTAGCGACGTAGGCAGATATGTACTGCTGTAAAGGCGAACGGCTGATATACAGTCCTGCCCAATAGCCTGCGTGTTCAAGTGCATTGCAGAAAGTCTTGACAAGGCTGTTGCAAAATGCTCTGCCCTTTGCGAACTGTGAACGCTCCTCGAGATCGAAGTATATCGGATACTCAAACGTCTTGCCCTTGATAGCGTTGATACAAGTTTGAGCCTCTGCCTTTGCGTCAGCGACAGTTGCCGCATAGCTGTACCAGTAAGCACCGACCTTTAGCCCTGCCGCTTTAGCCGCCTTGTAGTTTTTTTCAAAATATGGGTCTTTCTGATGTGCGTACTTGCCGAAGCCTGCACGAATGATAACATAGTCGATACCAGCCGCTTTTACCTTTTTGAAGTCAATGTTCTGCTGATACTGTGAAACGTCAATACCCTTGAATGTCTTTGCCATAAAAATTACTTCCTTTCTAAATCTTCAATGCGGTGGTTTGCGACCTTTATCTGTTCAGCGACCACCGCATAATCCTGTTCCAGCTTGTAAGTCCGAGCGATAACGGAATTGTGCTTGTCCACCAGCTTGTCTATCTTGTACTCAATAAGCTTTTGGCTGTCGTACTGTGCCTGCTGCATAGTCTTACGGCTGTTAGATGCTATAACGAGCTGACACACTACCGCCGAAGCAGCTGTTATCAGTGCAACTATTATCGCTTCCGTCACTCATCATCACCCGACTTTCTTTTAGCTGACTGCGTGCCAAAATAGAACGATATCACCACAGTAAACACTGTGATGAACTGCTCTGCGGTTATGGTGCGGCGAAGTGTCAGCACGCAGAAAACCGCTGTCAAGAACAGCGTTACAATGGACTTTACGTCAATGAGTTTCGCTAACTTCTGCTTCATGGTATACCTCCTTTGTGATTTCTTTGAACTGCTCCGGACTAATAACGCCTGCCTTGACAAAATCTTTGACCTTTGCCAACGAATACACGCCCAGATCATAGAAACGTTTAATAATGCTGTAATACATCACTCGCCCTCCTCGCCTATCAGCGTGCCTGTCATAGCAGCTGTGTATAGCACTTGTGCCATTATTTTGTCCTGCTCGGTCACTGTAGGTTTTTCAAAATCTTCTTGGGATAGCCCTAGTTTCTCAGCCATTTTCTTTTGTAAATTCGTCATGTTGTACCTCCCACTTCACTCAGCTTCACAACATATTCTTCCTCGTTTGGCACTGGTATCCGATAACTGTCGCCATTGTCGTTTTTGAACGTTATGCTACCGCCTGCTTCGACCTCAACGTTTCGCAGAAAATCATCATCAATCAGGCTTGAAATGTCGGTGATTATAGGGTTCGCTAGCTCGTAATACAACATTACACCCTGCATAGCCTGTTTAAATGCGGTAGCGTCGGTGTAGAACGTATCGTTGACATAGATATACCCGCCAACGTTTAGGGTAGCTGATATGCCTGTTATACTGGTTTTGCCCCACGATTCATTTTGCGTTTTTGTCGAATATTTTGGGCATATGAAATTTGGTGCAATGCTATAACTTTTTGTCAATTTTTGCCCGGCTAAATGATGTGTTTTAAATGACACAGATTCACCCGCAACCCAATTCAATGTCCCTAAATCAACGCTGTCTACGCACTGAATATATCGTTTATTCTCATAGTCCACCCAGTTCTTAGCCGTTCCTGCCGACCAGCCGTAGCCAGGCAGTGCCTTGATTGTGTCGGGGATTGGGTAGGCGTTATCACCCACAGCGACCTCTGTCACCCCTGCACTGACAATTTCACCGTCAATGACCTCAGAATGACCGCCTATTGACTTCACGCTCATCAGCTTTGCCCCAGTCGGAACTGTCTTTGCGTATGCCGTATCTGTATCAGTTTCAAATTTATGCGTCACACCATTGCCCATATCGTACAACGCATTTACCCTACGTTGCAGTTCCTTGTCTGTTAGCTTCACGTTTGCTATTTCAGCAGT